AGGCATCAGTACATTGTTGTCAAGGCTGGTACACAAGTATTCTGATGTGTCTTACAGTAAATTTTATGCTGATTTGTTTGAACACATGCAGGGGCACGAGTGGTTGAAAAACGAACAGGATCAAGTGCGCCAGTACTACTACAATTGGATGACAACTGGCAGAATCAATCATCCCAGTATTGGTATTGAAATTCACGGTTGGAACTTGATTCATAGAACAGTGTTGAACATACACATGGAACGCCAATACAACAGCGTGTTTGACATGCTGGAACAGTTCATGGCCAAATACAATTTACCCGCTGACTTGTTGGCCGATGCCATGCGATTCCAACGCAGATACTTTGTGGCATATGATGCCATGAACACCTACCCCGAAGATTTAACATTGAATTACAACATTTGGGAATATCTCAGTTTTGATCATGACTTGATTCAGGCTCCGGCTACATATAAATTGGAGTTCCCCGAAGACAAAACCATGAGTTTTGAAAGATTTTTGGAGTTGTTTTATTTTGCCCGTAGAAGAAACTTTGGCAAAGCCACTGTGGAACGAGTGGGTGACGATGTTGCACTAGTGGATTCTGCTCGTCGTGGATCAGCCGCTGCTCGAGGCAAAACAACCAAAGAACTGGCAACCGTGGTTCTGTAATTGTAATACATGACTGGTAGACTTTTTACATTTGGGTGTAGTTTTACCAACTATCATTGGAGCACCTGGGCGGACTGTCTTGCTCCAGAGTTTGACAGTTTTGAAAACTGGGGACAAAGTGGTGCCGGCAATCACTACATCTTTAACTCAATAATGGAAGCAGATCAGCGTCATTACTTTGGTGCTGGTGATACAGTAGTAGTTTGTTGGACCAATGTCATGCGAGAAGATCGCTACACTGATTGTTGGCAGACTCTGGGCAACATAACCACTTGTCCAATATATGATCTTGGCTATGTGCGTGATGCCATAACCGAACGAGGATGTTTGATACGTGATATTGCCATGATCAAGGCCACTGTCAGTTTGTTGCATAATCGCACAGGAGTTCGCACAAGACATTTAGCAATGTGTGACATAATGAATCCACGTCAGTTTGATCATTTGCCCGGCGATCAAGATATTTTTGATTTGTACAGCACTGTTCTAAATAACATCATGCCCAGCTATCAACAAGTGCTGTATCCCACAGGTTGGAAGCAAAGTGATGATCCGCATCCAACACCTGCAGAGCATTTGGCCTATCTGGATGCAGTATTACCAGGTTGGGTGACAAAAGACGAAACTCGTGTTAAAATAGCACATGAAAGTATCAATCTAAATAAACACCGTACAGGAATGTCAAAGGTAACAAGATTATGAAATTAAAAGTATCAGAATTATTTTATTCAGCACAAGGTGAAGGACGTTATGTTGGCGTGCCCAGCATATTCTTGCGCATGTTTGGATGTAACTTTACCTGTTCAGGATTTGGTTGCAAATCTGGCGAGCGAAGCACAGAAGCAGACGACGTGGCCAAGACTGTAGAACTATACAAAACATTCGAAGAACTGCCCTTGGTGAACACAGGTTGTGACAGTTATGCGTCCTGGCATCCAGACTTCAAGCACTTGAGCCCCACATACACAGTGGATGAACTTGTGGACCGAATGACAGAATTGTTGCCCCGTGGCAACTGGCTGCAACCCAATGGCAATCCTGTGCATTTGGTGATCACAGGCGGTGAACCATTGCTGGGTTGGCAACGTGCTTATCCAGAACTGCTGGATATATTACATGAACGTGGCCTACGACACATCACATTTGAAACCAATGGTACACAAGACCTAACTCGAGAGTTTAAAGATTATTTGCGCAATTGGTTTGGTGAGATCACATTCTCAGTCAGTCCCAAACTGTCAGTGTCTGGTGAATCATGGGCGGATGCCATCAAGCCTGATGTGGTATGGGACTACGAAACATATGGTGTTACATATCTCAAGTTTGTGGTGGAAAAGGTTGCAGACTTTGATGAACTGGATCGTGCTGTGGATGAATATAGACTGCGTGAATTTGGTGGGCCTGTATTTGTGATGCCTGTGGGTGGTGTGGTATCAGTGTATGATGGCAACAGAATAAATGTGGCTGACGAAGCACTCAAGCGTGGCTACTGGTACAGTCCTAGATTACACGTTGACCTTTGGGGCAATGGATGGGGCAAATAATGGGATGGTTTGATAGATTTAAACAGAAGCCTCTTGCAAAAGAGGAAAAAGAAAAAGTTATTCGTGTGCCTCGAGCACCTGAAAAAACTGCCAAGCAAATTGCCTCTGAAAAGAACGAACCTTATGTGGCTATTGTAACAATGGACATTGACCCCAATAACTTGCACCAAGGTGCATTTGAACTGGACTGGAATGAAATATTCATTGCTAGATTGGTCAAGGCCGGATACATGATGAAGCCCACAGACGCTGACTCAGACATTGTGGATCGTTGGTTTCAAAATGTGTGCAGACATGTTGTGATGGAAACATGGGAACAAGACCAAGCCATGCGCAATTCAGTGAGTGGTTATGTACACACCCGAGACATTGGTGACGGACGCACCGAAATTAGTTAAGGAAATATCATGATGGATGGAAGACGTGTGGGCTTTACTGCCAGCACTTTTGATTTATTACACGCTGGACACATCGCCATGTTGCGTGAGGCCAAAGAAGAATGTGACTATCTGATCTGTGCGTTACAAAACGATCCCACTTTAGATCGTCCCAACAAGAATAGGCCAGTGCAGAGCATTGTGGAACGACAACTGCAACTCATAGGTTGCAAGTATGTGGACGAAGTCTGGGTTTACAACACAGAAAAAGATCTAGAAGACCTGTTGTTGATCCTGCCTATTGATGTGCGTATCTTGGGTGTAGAATACGAAGGCCGGGAATTTACTGGTCGTGAAATTTGTCACAAGCGTGATATCGAACTACACTTCAATGGTCGTGATCATTCATTCAGCAGTAGTGAATTACGTCAACGTGTGGTCACGGCTGAAGACTTGAAAAAGAAACTTGAGTCTTGGGAACCAGTGGGTGCAGACGACACCGGTGGACCCAGTCCACGATGATATTGTATGTAAACGGCGACAGCCATACTGCGGCTGCTGAAGCAGTGAATTCACATTGTTTTGCCGAAGACGATGAGAACTTGTACATGTTGGGCCGACGTCCTCACCCTGCTAATATTGCAGTGAGTTGGGGGCAACAACTGGCCAAACTGATCAATGCTGAATTTTACTGTGATGCAGAGTCTGCGGCCAGCAATGCCAGAATCATGCGCACCACACGCGAATGGATACGCAAAAACTACAACCGGTTGGACCGCACTGTCATGGTCATACAATGGTCAACGTGGGAGCGAGAAGAATGGACGTATGAGGGTCAATATTGGCAAGTCAATGCATCCGGCATTGACCATGTGCCCAAGGCGTTGCAAGATCGGTACAAACAGTTTGTTGCCAGTATAAATTGGGAACGTTGTACAGAACAAGCGCATAGAGAGATTTGGCAATTTCATCGAGAATTAGCAGCCAAAAACATTCAGCACGTTTTTTTCAATGGTAATAACCATTTTGCATCTGTACCATGGCATCCAGATTGGGACACCAGTTACATGGATCCATACAATTCCCAAATGACCTATAGCAATTTGCTCAAAACCGCAGGATTTTCAACAGTAAACCCACAAAGTTGGCATTTTGGTGCAGATGCTCATAGCTTTTGGGCCAAGTATGTGTTACAATACATCAAACAACACAACTTGGTAACACACAATGCGCTATCTACTTATTGACACCTCTAACATGTTTTTTCGTGCGCGGCACCAGGCGCATCGTGCCGCAGACACATGGACCAAACTGGGCTTTGCCCTGCATCTTACCTTGATGAGTGCAAACAAAGTGGCACGTGATTTGGGTGCTGATCATGTGGTATTCGCACTGGAAGGACGCTCGTGGCGCAAAGATTACTACAAGCCCTACAAGGCCAATCGTGCAGTGTCACGTGGACAAATGAGTGAGACAGAAGCAGAAGAGGACAAGCTGTTCTGGGAAACCTATGATGAGCTGACTAAATACTTGTCTACACGAACCAACTGTAGTGTTGTTCGTTGTGCCACAGCAGAAGCAGATGATATCATTGCACGTTGGATTGCTTTACACCCCCAAGACGAACACGTTATTGTCAGTTCAGATTCCGACTTTGTGCAGTTGATTGCACCCAATGTCAAATTATACAATGGCATCAACGATCACTTGTTTAGTGTTGCGGGTGTCACAGACGCAAAAGGCAAAAACTTGGCATTTACCATTGAAAGCAACTCAAAGATCAAAGTTGGCAAAGCCGACGCCAACTTTGTACCACCCCCAGATTATCAGAAGTGGGTGTTATTTTTGAAGTGCATGCGAGGCGACCCTGGTGACAATGTGTTCTCGGCCTACCCTGGCGTGCGTGTGAAAGGCACCAAGAATCAAGTGGGACTGACAGAAGCATTTGAAGATCGTGACCGACGTGGCTATGCCTGGAACAATCTCATGTTGCAACGTTGGATGGACCATGAGCAAACGGAACGCAAGGTCTTGGACGACTATGAACGCAATCGCACACTAATTGATCTCACTGCACAGCCCGATAGCATCAAAGCGGTAGTAGATGAAGCCATACGTGCGCAAATTAGTCACAAGGACGTGGGCATGGTAGGTGCGCACTTTTTACGGTTCTGTGGCAAATATGAACTTACCAAACTCAGTGACTATGCAGATGCTATAGGTCGCTGGTTGAATCAAACATACAAAGGAGTATTAAATGATCGAAGCCAAACCCATAGTGGATAAAAAATATTGGATCTTAAAGCAAAATGATCGCAAGATAGGTGTAGTAGAGGCCGCAGATGATGGATACACTGTGCGTATCAACGACCAAGTGGGAAAATTCAAAACCATACCCATGGTGCGTAAAAAGGTCAACATTGAATTTGCGCCACCTGAAAAGACCACCAAACCCGCTCTAGATCAAGTGCATGGATTTGAAACAGGATGCAGAGCATTCAATCCCATGTGGGACGTCAAGCACCGGTTGCCACTGTTTACAAAAGAAAACAAATCAAAGTCATGGTATGCCGCAGGTTGGTATGCTGTGAAACAACATCGTACATGGCGACTGCTTCGAAACCCAAAATTAATTGTGTTGGAACGTTACCAATATCAAGGACCATTTCATACTCAGGAGGCAGCACGTGACAAATCCCTTTCGTGATCAAGAAAAATTTATGCGGGCATGCGATCAATCAACAGACGCAATGAATGAATCTCAGTACGCAATGTATGTTAAACTAATTGATGAAGAACATCAGGAATTATTAGAAGCCACATTGACAGAAGATCGAGTAGAACAATTAGATGCACTTATTGATATTTTAGTTGTTACAATTGGTGCGATACATAGTATGGGTGCAGATGCGGAAGGTGCCTGGAAAGAAGTTATGAGAACTAACTTTGCCAAAGTTGATAGCGAGACAGGTAAAGTTCGCAAACGTGAAGATGGCAAGGTGCTCAAGCCTGTGGGCTGGCATCCACCTGTGTTATCACCATATCTAACTAAAAAATGAGCCTGCACATACATCGTTTTGTGGACTCCATTAAGGCACACGAAGCACGTGGACAAAAAGACTTCTCCATGCCCATACGCGATGCCAAAGACTTACACGCAGACATCACTAAACTGTTGATTACACTGGAACAAATGCGTGAACAATCAGCACGTGGTGCAGAAGTTGTGGAAGTGCAGATCACTGGGGGTAGTTTTAAAAGTACCTAGATATTGGCATAAATAAACGTGGAGTTTAATATGTCAAGACCAAAGCCCACAGTGCTGATCGAGCACACCAACAAACAGTCCTACAAGACAGAACAAGTGCTGGCTTCGGAAGGTGTATGGGCTGTGTTCTTTGACTCCAAGCCCATCAACTTGAAGACCAGCAACTTGCTCACGCAGTTTCCTGGACCCAAATACAAAAAGGTATCGTTCTCCAACCCCGGACATGCTATCAACTTGGCTAGAAAACTCAACACACAATTCAAAACAGACAAGTTTTCAGTTGTGCTGTTAACGCAAGGGGATAAGATCTATCCCAATGCTCAATAAATTACAACTCACAGCAGAACTCATACATCATTATCCTGATGCACCCACAGTGGATGATGCCATGCGCTCATGGTGGCAGAACATACGTGATGATGGTGGCTTGAGATTGACTTACGAAGGATATCGTGTGTTCAGTGACTGCTTGGAACTAAACAGTTACACGTTTGAGTTGCCAGAAAAACTGTTGACCCCGCGAAACTTGATTGCTTTGGATCGTCACATGGCATCACCGTATTACATTGTGAACAATCGCAAGCACAACAACATGGTGATGTTTGGCAGTCGAGAAGCACTAATGGCCACCCTGCATGGAGACATGCAAAGATTTATAAAAAGTTTAACTTACTAATCAATTGCTCACAGTCACGCTGGAATCGTATTTCCATTATAGTGGGATAGTCATCTAATAGAAATTCGTGTTGGGCACGTAACCGCTGACGATAGGGCGAAAGATCTATGTGTCCCTGTATTAGATCTTGATTGAGTTGAACTGCATTGATTGCTCGAACATCATTGGGCAGTTGATCGTAAGACGTGTCTACTACATCGTCAAACATGTCAAATCCCAATTCTTTGCAGTCTGCAACTATGCCTGGATATCCTATCACAATGGGTATTTGTTCGGCCAACATGGCCATGATGGTTTTTTCTGTTATGATACCCGGAGCCGAATCATATTGTGTTTCTGTCACAATATTAACTGAACATGATCCATACACATTGATCAGTCTAATGAAGTTATCTTCGTTTTCAGTGCCACGGTATGTAGAATATGCCCATTCAGGCAACGGTATCTGATCATGATAACTGAGTATGCCATTGGACCAATGTTGTAGAATTTCTTTGACTTGATGTCTGTGTGGGCACATTCTACCATTCAGACATTGCCAGGCATGAGTATGTGGCCGATCAAACATGTGTTGCCATTCTGGCCAACGACGATGCAAATTTTTAAGTATATTGTATTCGTGAAGATTAAATTCAATTAAATTTATTGGACCTTGATAGTGGCGATGCATGGCATGCGGCCAATGCATGACTACAATTTGATTGGCACGATCGCCGTAGTGATCAGCCACTAAATCCAGTTCAACTATTCTGCCATCACGAACTGTGACAAAGTCTTGAAAATGCAAAAACAATATGGTGTTGTCTTTGAACTCTACATTGGGCAGTCGCAATGGCCAGGCAGTGCTGGGATGGTATGGAACTCGAAATGCATTGTGTTCTACGTGTACTTCAAATCCTAATTTTTTAAATAAATCTTGAAAAAAGTTTGCATAGTTCATGAAGTATTTACTAAGTAGAAACATGTACTGGAACAATACTTTGATAGAGTTGACATGGCCCAACAGCCGTGATCCTGTGATAGAAAGTTTTCACAACGGCACACACTGTTTGTTTTACAATCCCACCATGGCATTTGACACAGTACAAACCAATCAACGATTACAAGATTTGTGTGACTGGGCCACGGCTGGCATGAGCATTGGATTGCAAAATTTTATCTCTGACACCAGAAATCATTATGACATTGCAAATCTAATCAAACTCAACATGTGGATCGCAGACATAAAGATACAGGGCATTGTAAAACCCTGGATGATGTTGGATCAAGGCAATGGTACGTTTCTTGCGGGCACAGGAGATTCACGAATGAGATGTTTAGAATGTATACCCGAAATAACTCATGTTCCAGCGTTTGTTAGCACTCGTCGAGACCGTGCGCAGTTGTATTCACATCTGGAATCGATAACCAGTTTTGATAGGTTTGCGGAATTGTGTGGTGCTGAACCTGGACAAGAATTTTTGTTTCGACTCACGGATGCCACTGCATCTTATGGCATGTACTGGTATGAGTACAACACTGAACGCACCAGATCAGTCACACCTGGTGAGTCCTGGTGTGTGAACACATTTGCCAACTATGCTCAACAACATCCTGACCTAAATATCAACAAATTGTGGTTTGATACGTTGATTGCCTGGGCAGATTATGCTGAATAAGTCCAATAGTTGATCTGTAGGCAACGGCGTACACTATCAAAATGCGTGGCTGGATAACCATGTATGGTATCCACAGCAGGCACAAAGAAAAAACAGCGATTGTCTTTTGATTCAACACGATGTGCGTTGACCAACTCCGTTCCAGGATATAGTTTTTCGTGATCAGTATAGACCATGGCAGTGAGACGTTTCTCCAAATGATCATGATGCGGGGCAAGATAAAAATCTCCCCAATCACTCAACACTTCTACTCTGGGAAATAAATTTTTGTAATCCTGCTCAGTGTGATATTCAAAATAATCACGTACCACTCCTTGATGCAGTGACAGCCATAGTTCATGCAGATGTGGATACAACTCCCGATTGTCATCAGTTATAAACAAACGTTCAGATCCAACCCGTCGTCCGGGCACTTGTTGTTGCACTCGGACAGGTACACTTTTTAATTCAGCAAGACACTGTTGACTTAAGAAATCATCCACTATCCAATGAGTCCATGGCAGTTGATACTTAACTGTTTCGATAAAAGGTGTTTTGTGCAATTTGTTTCCAATCTTGGTGCCGGTCGCCTGAGGGTTCAATTGTTACATTCAACCAAGGCAAAGCATCATTGGCATGTCCAGCAAATCCTTGCTTGGGCAACAACAAATTGGGCCATTGTCGCAAGAACTGATTTTTTAACACTGGCTTGGTTGTTGTATTTACTTTGAATTCCCAAGGCAAATTCAGTGCAAACTGCATTATGCGTTTGTTCATGAATGGATTGCGTGTTTCTTTGCCCCAGGCACCGCCAATGCGATCTTGACCGGGTGCATCACACCCAACCACTTGGTACCAGTAGTCCATGAGCAAAGTGGCCTGTCGTGCATCACCATCATAGGCACTCAAACAGCGTTGCCACAATTCAGGATCTCCAGCCTGGCTATAAGGACTGTGACTGCGGTCTGCAGAATATGCAATCTGCTGATACACACCATATCCACCAAACAATTCATCTGCAGCCAGGCCAGTAAACAACACTCGAGACTCGGTGTGCTGGGCTGCCATCCATTTGCCCACAAAACTCCAACTCTGAGCAGGCATCCGAGTTCGATTTAGCAATGCATGATATTGTTCAGCATACTGTTCAAAAGACACCGGCAGTAACTTTAAATTTGAGATTTGTTCAGGTTGTAAAAATTCTTTGACTCGATCTACCACTGGGTCTTTGCCAGTCATGTTGATAGTCACCAGTTCGGCCTGTGGCAGTTGAGACAAGATCAAATTTGAATCTACCCCACCAGAATAACTGATGGCCGACACACACTCTGGTGTCATTTCTTGCATGACTCTGGCCCAGAGCCAATCAAATTCTTCCTGCACCTGTGCCTGTGTTCGATTTGGACTAGCGGTAATCCATGACCAAATGTTGTCTATAGATCGGTCCGGCACATGGTCAATATACAGTCGTCCAGGTTCCAAACGTTCGATGCCCTGCCAGGGTGTTTGAGTTTGCATGGTCCAACATTTATTGGTGTATGGCACATCAGTCTGGACATTTTGTACATAGGTCAGTATGGGTGCAACTTCGGAGCACACAATCACAATGTTATCGTCTTGATAACGATATAGATAGTGTTCGCCCTGTGGATCACTGGCATAGGTCACACGGCTGCCGTCCCAGTACACCCATGCCCAAGGTCCTTCAAAATATTGGAACCTGTTGCGATTGTCTCGGGCCGCTTGGTAGGCCAGTTCTACATCATTACTGTAACGTCCGTGCCAGCGATAGTTGTAGATTTCTCCGTTGTAGGCAAAGAAGTCTGTGCGTGACTGATTGTAAAAGTCAGCTGTGCCTGTGATATGCAACACCGTTTGCGCTATGAAGACTCGGTCATTGTGTTGATAACGCACAAAGTCAGGACCACGACTGCTCAATACATCCACGGCTGCAAGATGTTGCGGTAATGGTCTGGCTGTGCGACTTTCTACATACAGTATTCCACACATTACGTGATCCTGCTAGTTAACCAGTCAGCAAAGTCTGTGGACCATGCAGATCGCATCCTGGCCAACAGTTGCTGATTGTGCGTGGCCGCAGTCTGACAGCGTTGCGACAACGTTGCCCAATCATGTTGTTTCAATGAATTAATTGTCACGCAGGCAGT